AGCTTCTTGTAAAGCGCTTATGAAGTTATTTGTACTTCCGGGTTTGATATGAGTGTCAATAGACTCAATATCTACAGTTAAATCAGAAGTACCAGAAGCTTGTTGCGTACCTGTAGAATCATATCTATACCAATCAACAGAAGTAGGATCTTCGAGAGCTGACAGTTGATATAATCTCCAAGCATTATCTTCTTGTCGTAGAATTAATCCATGATTTTTAAGTATCTGCTCTAAAGCTTTCTCGTTTGTAATTGGTTGATCAGTCTCATCACCATTATTAGCAAACTGTCTGAAAGCTTTTTCATCGTTGTATATTTGATTTAAGTAATCATCAGAGGAAGATATATTATCTTCGGTCCAAGAAGTGTAAGTGTAGATATCTAGTCCGTAGCCAAGATCTTTTAAGATCCTAGAAATTGTATCAATTATTCTCTTGCGTTGATCAACGAGAGGAAAGTCGAAACCTGAAAGCCTAGTTAAGTCTTTAGCTACAATAGTTCCTGAATAGGTATATTTCCCTTCAGGATATTTAAGTAGATCACCTAATACTGATCCAGTCCAAACAACGGTCCCATTTTTTTTAAGTCTTAATCTATATTCGCTTTCATCAGCATGGAATATTTCATCAAGTATAGCAACTCCATCATAGGAAGTACTACCTCCTATTGATAAAAAGAATTCGAGACGACCCTTTTGAATTGGATCTGAATAAGGATCTTCAATGTCTATCTTGTCATAGTTTAATTTGAAGATTCCTTCAGGACCATGTCCCTTTACTTCTGTTAAAGTGCCACTAAAATTCTTTTCAAGTATTTCTATTTCATACTTTGTGGAAGTTTGGCCTGTATTACTGTTATGAGTGGCTCTATATTTAACTCCGTATGCCACATAACTTCTCCGTTAATTGATGAATAGTTCTTTTATCGTAGAGTAGATGATTGAGTTCGTTTATAAGACTTCACAATATCAGGACCTCTAAGTCTCCAATCGACTTTATCGAGAGCTGCCTCCATAGCTTTTTGCATATCTCTCCTAGAAGCACCTCCTCCTGAAGCCTGATTTGGAAGTTTCTTTGGTGGAGGAACAACTTTCTCACCAGATGTAAGCATAGCTGGATAAGAGTCATTTGGGAATCCCGGAGGTACAACACCACCAAAAGCCATTCCCTGACGCTCTTGTTGTCTTTCTTTTCTTTTTTGTGCTTTCTTTTTAATTGATGCTTTAGCAGCTGTACCTAACGCAACTAACGCTCCACCTGCAGCTAAATAAGCTCCACCTGGTCCTGAAAGTATACCAGTAAGCAACATAGCAGAACCAATAGAGATTAATATTTTACCAAGTTGGACAGCGAAGTCAGCTACCATTACTAAAATCTTTTCAAAGGCTGTTTGAAATTCATTTCCTACACCAGCTATTTGTTTACCAACTGATGTTGCAAATGAACTAACTGCTGATGTTAATTGGCTAGCCATGAATTTTGAAAATTCTCCGCCTACTTCTTTGAAGTCCTGTAAGAATTGTTCCCAATTGGATTTAATACCTTGAGTAGCGACTTCCCAAGCTGATTTAGAATGATCTAACTCAGCAGTCATTCCACTCAGAGAGTCCTCGATTTTTTGCCCATTCTTCTGAGCAGTAGTACCTAGCTCTTGCACTTTAACTGAAGCATATTCTAGGTTATCAGCATCGAGATTCCATAATTTTCTATCACTGACTTTAGCATCATCAGGAAGTGAGACATCAATTTCTGGCTCAATTATTTTATCTTCGGGTTTTGCCTCTTCCAGTAATTCTTGCTTAGCTCTTCTTAAATCTCTTTTAGCTCTTCTTGAACTGATGCTTCTAGCAATAGATTCACTTATACTCGGTATTTCTACATCACTATCCATTGCTCCAACTTCCCGTAAAGCATCTAACATCAGATTACCAATACCTGTACCAACACTATATGCTAACCTGACCGCCCAATTATTACGAGCCCACATTAAGAAAGACTCCATGATTATTTGAAGACTACCATCTTGACCGAAAGTATCTCTAAATACTTGAGCTGTATCTTCACTATATCCTTCCCAATCAGTTATCCATCTTCCTGTAAAAGTGTCAATGAGTACTGAAATACCATTGAATGCTGTTCTGAGAACTTGAGCTACAATGTTAAACATTTCCTTAGTGTTACTTGTGATATCATCACCAAATGCACCCCAAAGTCTTTGTATAGCATCAACAACACTAGAAACAAGTGTTTTAAGAGACTTCCATACTCCTGCACCGTCACCAGTTGTGAAGTACTGAACTATATCATCCCAGTGTTTGATGATCATGGTTGCTGCTGTAGCAACACCTGCAACAATAGCAGTAGCTGGAAATGAAATAGCTCCTAAGGCTGCTGAAAATGCTCCCAGAGCCGTTAACACAGGACCGCCTGCAGCAAGTAGTGTAGCAATTCCGAATCCCATCCTTTTAGCTTCATCAGATAGATTTCCAAACCACTTTGTGAATGCTTTCAGATTATCAATAAAACTTCTAGCAAGTCCTTTTAGATCGAATGTCTCGACCATTGAATTACCAATCTCACCCAAAGCAATCATAACGTTATCTTTGAGTGTAGAGAATACACCATGAAGCGTGTTTGCAAGTTGCTCTGTACCGTTAGCAAACATTCCTCCTTGTTCAGTAGCCATCTTCATAGCTTCTCGTAAATCACGGAAACTTATCTCACCCTGTGAAGCAAGATCCAGAACTGAACTCTGAGCAACTCCCATTGACTCAGCTAAGATCTTAATAGCTGGTACACCTTGGTTAATAAGCTGACGTATATCTCTTGTCATTAACCTTCCTTCAGCTGCAGATTGACCAAATGCTACAGTAATTGCCTGTAGATCACCACCAGTTACAGCAGCTACATCACCAAGTAATTGAAGGTCTTTATAGGCTTCTTGAGTTGTTCTACCGAATCCCATTAAAGTGTTATTAGCTTTAACAAGATTCTTTAATTGGAAAGGAGTACCTGCAGAAAACTTCTTTAAACGCTCAAAAGCTTTAGAACCTTTTTCAGCAGAACCTGTAAGAGTCTCTAATTGTACTCTTAGTTTTTCAAAATCAGCTGCAGCTTTAAGTGAAGCACCAGCAGCAATACCCAAAGGAACTGTAAAATTCTGGGTCATGCTTGAGCCGATTCGCTGCATCTTACGACCGAACCGTCTCATTTTCTTTTGAGCATTGTTAATTTCTTTTCGAAACTTCTCTGCATTCGCTCCGATCAGAAACGTTACTCTTCTGTCTGTACTCATTAAATCTCTCTCTTGATGAATTGCTAAATAAAAAGGCTCTCCAATCTTGTAACTAACTGAAGAGCCTTAGTGCTAAATTTGAAAGTTTAAGAAGTGATTAAGCTTCACCTTTATCTTTACTGATCATATCAAAGAGTGGTCTCATCTTATCATAGCTGAGAACGCCTCTCTCGTTTCTCATACCTGACCTATCCTTATCACTCTCCCAAGGAAACTTGTGTCTACTGATGTATTTAGACTGTTCTTTAGTATATGGTGTGAAGTGCGCATTTAATCTCGCAGCTTCAAACACACTTTTATACATAAACTCAAGATCTTCATTGTGTCCTTTTACCGCATTCATCAGCTGATAAATAGTCGGATCACAACGTAAATCGTATAAGTCCTTGGGACTCATCCCTAACTTTCCGAAAGCAATTTCCTCTAAAAAATTTAGAGTTAACTTTCGTCGTTTCCCTTTTCTTGGTTTCCCTCTTCAGCATCTTCAATTTCTTCAGCTGCTTCTTCAGTCTTGTTTAAGAGGTTATCCATTGCTGGAGGATCTTCAATTAAGATTTCTTCTACGTCCTCAATAGACATATCAAAATCTTCTTCTTGTTTTGCTGCACCAGATTTAAGTCCGGCCCAAACAATTACCCCTAAGCTTTCCATTGATGATTCTTCCATCAACTTATCCAGCTCAGTGAGTTTGTAATTCCCCTGACCTGTTTTCATTGCTACAATTCTCATTGCACCAATGCCTAAGTGAAAAGGATACTGTTTACCATTAATCGTTACTTTTTGTACTGGTATTGCCATAAATTATCTCCTGAATTTTAAAGTTAGATTAAGTTCCTACATTTCGCGTGAGAACGCCTGATCCCTGAAGTTCAAATGATGACTCAATTCGTTCATCATCACTAGCATCGATAGAAAAGTTTGTTACAAAAGCGTCGCCAGAATATGTAACGTCACTTCCTGAAGGTGTTGATGGACCAAACTTCGCTGATCCAGATACGTTGTTATCAATGAAGTCAGATATGATTTCTGATTGTTGTGATCCGGAAACAAATTCTTCATGAACGCATGACAATGAAATAGACCAGTCCTTACGTCCAGCTGTATAATCAGTGAAGTCACCACTATCATAAGAGGAAATATCAACGACATTTCCATCTACATTGAATCCGACGGAAGTCAAACCTCCTACTTCAGTATCGTTCCAGAAGAACTTTAGTTCTCTTCCAAGTTTAGCTTCTTGTGACATAGTAAATTCTCTCTTGATTGATTTCTTATTGCGATAATAAATATTCGGTTTGGGGCTAATTAAAAGCTATTTTTATCTCGATCATGTCTGTGTAGAGCTCTTGCTCTTCCAAGTAATCGTCATGACCAAACTCTGAAGTCCATACATAATCGATTTGCTTGCCCCCGTATGAACCAGAGCTCTCAGATATTTCGTTAGAAAAGGTTTCAACTAAATTCTGAAGAACCCCGTAGTCGCTAGCGTAGAAGTGACAATCGTAATTTTGAAATTGTAGATTTATCTCTCCATCATAATTGTACTCTCTCATTGATGGAATCTTACGATATGTAGCAGCTGGTACGGAGTTACCTTGTCTAATTAAAGGATAGAACCTACCACCGATGATATCAGTAATAGGTGTTTTTGATTGAATAAGTTGATATAGTGCTTCATCCACATTACTTCTCTAGTTAGCTTCTTTCTGTACTTTTCTCTCTACGCTCTTCTCAAATTCCTTTATAACATCAGGTAATTTTTTATCGTAGGTAGGTCTCAAATAAGGATTAGGTTTAACTCGCCCGGTACTAACTCTTCCAGTTATTACACCCATCTTCTCAATACGTCTAAACCTCTCAACAGTACCGTATTCAAGTATACTTGCTAGTCCGAAAGATGATATTTCTGGAAAAAGAGAAGCATCGTTTTTAACAACTCCGACTTTAGCACCAACACTACTTTTAATTCTTTTCTTAGCTGTTGTAATACCAATAACTGAAGCAAGTCTTTCTGAACCGAAATTACTCAGAACCTTTCGCTTCATTTCACTTTCCATTGGTCCAAGTTTTCGCCTAAGAGTTCTCTTTATCCAAGAATCATCTATAGCCTCTTCCATATCAGAAAGAGTCTGAAGTGCATCATTGAATTCCTTTTTGTCAACTTCCACAAATGGTTTCCCAGCCACCGTATATTCTCTCTTAGACTTTCAAATTTCGTTTCTGCCACGCCCAAATTATACTAGCTGTAGTTGCTTATGACTTATAAAGTTAGAAGGGTTTTATTGCAACTGGTGAAGGATTTGAACCCTCATTTGTGGGTTTGGAATCCACCGTGATAGCCAGATTACACTAACCAGTTATCTAATAGATAA